CGAAAAATAAGCATTGACATTTAAGTCAATCTATGTTATATTATAAACAAATAATTTAAGGAGATATTATGCAAGAAGTGAAGTTATTAAGACTATCTACAGGCGAAGATGTAATTGCTAAAGTAGGTGAAAACGATCAAGGTGTAAGTTTACATAAACCATTTGTAATCATACCACAACAATCAGCACCAGGACAACCAATACAATTGATGATGTCGTTGTATAATGCTTTTGGTAAGAGTGATACAATTACAGTTACTAAAGACAAAATTGTCTTCATCACAGAACCTAAAGATGACATCAAATCAAATTACGAAGCAAACACCAGTAAGATAATTACTAAACCATCAGGACTTATAACAGAAACATCAATACCAAAAATAGGCGGTTAATGAAGAACGTTAAGGTTACTTTCTACTATGATAATGATAAGAAGCATGAAACAGTTGAGGTGCCTGTACATCACTCTTTGATGGAGGCCTCAAAGTATTATTCTAAAGAAAATTATATTCCAGGAATTGATGCTGATTGTGGTGGCAGTTGTGCTTGTTGTACATGTCATGTTATTGTTGATGATAAATGGATTGACAAGGTTGGTAAGATAAAAGAGTCTAGTGCTGAGCAAGAACTTTTAGATTATGAACACAAGGCAACAAAGAATAGTAGGTTGGCTTGTCAAATTGATTTAACTGAAAAGTTAGACGGTTTAATTGTTAGAATACCCTAATATACTATCTACACTATTAAAAGATTTATAATATGATAAAGGTTGAACTAGTAGACATAATGGGAGATGACTTGACAGTAGTAAACGCTGCTAGAGTAAGTTACTCAAAGACTAAAGATAGCTTAGATATATCAGATGAAAAACTTATTAAGTATTTAGCGGAACATAATCATTGGTCTCCATTTGCTCACGCTAGTTTACAATTCAGAATTAAAGCGCCTATCTTTGTAGCAAGACAATTAGTTAAACATCAAGTAGGTTTAGCATGGAATGAAGTCAGCAGACGTTATGTTGATTTTCCACCTGAACTATATAAACCAGAAACATGGAGAGGTCGACCAAAGAACTCTAAACAAGGTAGTGATGGTGAGATTAAACTAGATCAAACAATTAATTATAGTATGGAATCAGTTATGGAGAGTTGTCTAATACTTTACAACACTTTGTTAGCAAAAGGTGTGGCACCAGAACAAGCACGTATGGTATTACCACAATCAATGATGACAGAATGGTATTGGTCAGGAACATTATATGCTTTTTCTAGGGTATGTAATTTGAGATGTAAACCAGATACACAAAAAGAAACTAGAGATGTGGCAGATGAGATGTATAAACTATGTAATGAAAAGTTTCCACATAGTTGGAAATATTTAACAAAATGATATTAAAAATAGTGAACAAATTTATAGCTGCTGATTTTATTTCTACAAGACATTATTCAGCAGTAATGCCTAGGTTAACAAAACATTTTTTAGGTTGTTTTGATAATGATGAACTTGTAGGTGTTATTACATTTGGTTGGGGCACAAGACCAAAACACACAATACAAAAACTATTTCCTAATTTAGATACAAAAGATTACTTTGAAATAGGTAAGATGTGTATGGACGATAAAATGCCTAGAAATTCAGAGTCACAATTATTAAAATTATCTGTAAAGTGGTTAAAAGAAAATACATCAATCAATTATCTTTTTACGTGGGCAGATGGTTTGGTTGGTAAACCTGGTTATGTTTATCAAGCAGCTAATTTTTTATATGGTGGTTTTTCTTTTACAGATACATATATTTCAAAAACTGGTGAAAAGATACATCCTAGAACAATACAAGGTCAAATACCTAATACTAAAAACCGTAAAGTAGGTATGAGGCCTAATCCACAACAATTAAAAGAATTAGAATTAAGTAGAGTAAAAGGTAAACAATTTAGATATATTTACCCTATGACAAAAAAAGATAGAAAAAACTTAAAAAAATCAACTGAAATATGGTCTACAAACTATCCAAAACATAGTGATTTAAAATGGAAAATCAAAAGGCCAGGTGAAGAAAAATATACAGAAACAAATAAAATGCCATTTACCTTATCAAAAGAAATGGTGTATAATAGAAAAAATGTTGAATCGTTTAAGAGGGGAAATTTAAGTGAATTTTTATAAAAACGTTATTGAACATAGAGGCAAACTACTAATTCGTGGTGTACATGATGGTAAAGACTTCAAAGAGAAATTAGATTTTGGTCCTACTTTATATTCTTTAACACAAGAACAAACAGAATATAAAACTCTACAAGGACAAAATCTAAAATCAATTACATTTAAAAATATAGACGCTGCTCGTAGATTTAGACGAGATGTAGCCACTCATAATTCACCTATTTACGGATTAGAAAGATACCATTATCAATATATTGGTAAAGAATATCCTGAAGATATTAAGTGGGACAAAGAAGCAATTAAAATCTTTACACTTGATATAGAAACTACTTGTGAAAATGGTTTTCCTGATGTAGAAAATCCTATTGAGGAACTACTTTGTATTTCAGTTAAAAATCATTCAAACAAACAAATTATAACATGGGGTGTCGGTGACTTTAAGACCGATAGATCAGATGTAACGTACATTAAATGTAAGAATGAAAATCAACTCCTTATGGAGTTTATGAAGTTTTGGATTAAAAATTATCCAGATGTTATGACAGGTTGGAATACAAAATTCTTTGATTTACCTTACTTGATGAATAGAATTAAAATGGTGGCCGGTGATAAAGTGGCAAATAAGATGTCACCTTGGGGTATAATTAAAAGTGAGGAGATAATTGCAAGAGGTAGAACTCAAACAGCTTATACTCTATTCGGCATTACTAATTTAGATTACCTTGAACTATACAAATGGTTTATACCACAAAGGCAAGAGAGTTATAAACTTGACTTCATTGGCCAGTTAGAACTTGGTCGTGGTAAAGACGACATGCCATACCCTACATTTAAAGATTGGTATACAAAAGACTTTCAATCATTTGTTGATTACAATATACAAGACGTAGAGATTGTTGATGGACTAGAAGATAAACTAGGTCTAATTGATCTATCATTAACTGTTGCTTATGAGAGTAAAGTAAACTATGGTGATATATTTTCACAAGTTAGAGTATGGGATACTTTGATAGCAAACCATTTATTGAAAAAGAATATTTGTGTACCTCCAAGAGAAGAACATATAAAAGACATGAAGTATGAGGGTGCTTATGTAAAAGAACCTCAACTTGGTCAGCACAAATGGATTGTAAGTATGGATATAAACAGTCTTTATCCTCATATTATTATACAATACAATATTTCTCCAGAAAAAATATTAGGAGTTAACTCATCTGGAATTTCAGTGAATAAGATGTTAGCTAAAACGACACCACTCTCTCATTTAAAAACAGACGGAGCATGTGTTACACCTAATGGTGCCTTGTTTAAAACAGATAGTCAAGGTTTCTTACCTGAAATGATGGAAACAATGTACAATGAAAGAGTCATCTACAAGAAACGAATGTTAAAGGCTAAAAAAGAATATGAAAAGACAAAAGACCCTAAACTTGTCAGAGAAATATCTCGTTGCCACAATATTCAATGGGCAAGAAAGATTGCTCTTAACTCAGCTTATGGTGCTGTAGGTAACCAATACTTTAGATACTATGATGTAAGACAAGCAGCTGCTATTACAACAGCAGGTCAATTCATTATTAGATTCATTGAAGAAAAGGTTAACACTTATTTAAATACTATTTTAAAATTAAAAGATGAAGACAAAAAAGATTATATCGTGGCGTCTGATACAGATTCAATTTATGTTACACTTGACAAACTAGTAGAAAAGACTTGTGAGGGTAAAGACAATGATCAGATTTGTAATTTTTTAGATAAGGTTGTTGGTAGTAGAATTGAACCTTTTATTGAAAAGTGTTTTGATGAACTATCTGAATACACAAATGCTTTTAAAAATTGTATGGTTATGAAACGAGAAGTGGTTGCCAATAAAGGTATATGGGTGGCTAAAAAAAGATATATGTTAAATGTATTAGATGAGGAAGGTGTTAGACTATCAGAACCTAAACTAAAGATTATGGGTATTGAAGCTGTGAAGTCATCTACACCACAAGTTTGTAGAGGTAAGATTAAAGAGGCAATTAAAATAATTATGGGTAAAGAACAAAAAGACTTACATAAGTTTATTGCTGATTTTAAGAAAGAGTTTTTTACTATGTCTGCTGAACAAATATCTTTTCCTAGAAGTTGTAATAATTTAAAAAAATATAGACATGCTAGTAACGTTTTTATTAAAGGTACACCTATTCATGTCAAAGGTGCTTTGATTTATAATCATCAACTTAAACAGTTTGGACTTGGTCAAAAGTATCCCTATATACAAGAAGGAGATAAGTTAAAGTTTCTTAAATTAATAGAAGCCAATCCATTTAAGTTTGATGTTATCAGTTATATAACAACACTACCAAAAGAGTTTGAACTACAAGAATATATAGATTATGAAACACAATTCTCTAAAACATTTTTAGATCCTATGAGATTTATATTACAATCTATTGGTTGGACAGATGAACCAACGGCCAACTTGGAGGCATTTTTCGGATGAACCTAATTATATCTTTAGTTTGTATTCATTGGGGGTTTGCCACTGGTGGTATATTAGCTATGAGAACCGATTGGTCTCTACCTAGATTTGTATTAATACTTTTACTAATTAAATACTTATGGATTTTAAATGGATTTTAAAACAGACAAAAAATTTGGAGTGATCTACGCTGACCCACCATGGTACTTTAAAAGTTATAGTAAAAAAGGTGAAGGTAGAAATGCTACACAGCATTATCCTTGTATGAACCTTGAAGATATATGTAAGTTACCGGTTGGTGACCTTGCTAATGACAACTCTGTATTGTTAATGTGGGTAGTTGACCCATTATTAGATCAGGCATTTAAAGTAATAGACGCCTGGGGTTTCAAGTATAAGACAGTAGGTTTTACATGGGCAAAAACAAATAGTAAGAGTTTAGGTTTCTTTACAGGTTTAGGATATTGGACAAGATCAAATCCAGAAATGTGTTTACTTGCCACAAAAGGTAAACCAAAAAGAAACAGTAAGAGTATACCACAATTAGTGGTTGAACAAAGGCAAGAACATAGTAGAAAGCCAGATATTGTGTATAATCATATAGAAAATATGTTAGATGGTCCTTATGTTGAACTCTTTGCTCGTAGAAAAAGAAACAACTGGCACAGTTGGGGTAATGAAGTATGAGCTTGACAGGAGCACTTTTATGTTATATAATGATAATGTGTATACCAGTAATATTAATGATAATGTGGAATAATGAAAAATAACACCCTTACTACAGATCAAGCATTATATTGTTCAGGCATATTTAACAATTACTTTGGACAGTTTACTCGTATTGACGAATACATGAAAGATCAAAAGATGAGTCAACTAAATGATACTATATCGGCTAGTTTACCAGGCATGGGTCCTGAAACAGAAATCTTTGATAACTTTGATATGTCACCTGAAGATATGGAGTTTGAGATAACGGAACCAGATAAAACAACATTTAATTCATATTTAAATCTAATATCATCACACACTAATATGTCAAGTGTACCTGGTAAAAATTTAAAGATAGGTGTAAAAGAAAAGAAATCTAATAAATGGGTTGGTTTTATCAGAGCTGGTTCGCCAGTGATTAACATGAAACCACGTAACACAATGTTAGGTCATGTACCAGATTTAGTTACATTTAACAAGACGGCCATTATGGGTTTTGTAATTGTACCATCACAACCATTTGGTTACAACTACCTTGGTGGTAAACTATTGGCTGCCATATGTTGTAGTCATTGGGTAAGAGAAAGATTAAATGACAAGTATGGTATGAACTTATCGTTATTTGAAACAACAAGTTTATATGGTAATAGTAAATCATCAAGTCAATATGATGGTATGAAACCATATTTAAGATACAAAGGTTTAACTGATAGTGACTTTATACCTTTAATACACGGCAAACCTTACCACGATTTAGTAAAATTTGTAGAGATCAATATTGGTAAACTAGTTAAAGATGACGCTTCAAGTAGAAAGTTAAAGTTGACACAGGCCATTATTGGTTTAGTAAAGAGAAGTTTATCTGGTGATAATTTAGATAAGTTTAATACTACTATTTTAAACGCCAAAAAACTTACAGAAAGAAAGAGATATTATGCTTGTAACTATGGTATTAAAAACTATATAGATATAGTGAATGGTAAAGACACCGAAATAGTTAAAGATGAAAACTATGATAAGTATGAGTTGAATAATGTCATAGAATGGTGGAGAAAGAAAGCAACGAATCGTTATAATAATTGTAAGAATGATAATCGTTTGAGGAAAGAACTTGAAATATGGTCACCAACAGCCGAGATAGATATAATCAGATGATAAATAACATTAGACTTGACAATATGATTAAAATAGTATATAATAAGAACATAAATTTATAGGAGTTATGGAATGAGTGATTTTTTAAAAGATATAATTAAAGAAACTGGTAATGAATATGCTGGTTTAGTAAGTGATGGAATTGATAGTGCTGACGTAACAAGTTTTATAGACACAGGTTCATATTCATTTAACGCATTATTATCTGGTAGTATCTATGGTGGTATGCCAAGTAATAAGATTACAGCAATCGCTGGTGAAGCCGCTACAGGTAAAACATTTTTCGCACTAGGTATATGTAAAGCATTTTTAGATAAGGATCCTGAAGCAGGTATTATCTACTTTGAATCAGAAAGTGCCATTTCAAAACAAATGATTGAGGCTAGAGGTATTGATTCGAAAAGAATGGTGATAGTTCCAGTTGCTACTGTACAAGAATTTAGAAATCAATCAATAAAGATTTTAGACAAATATATGGAACAAACAGAGAAGACTAGAAAACCTTTAATGTTTGTATTAGATAGTCTAGGTATGTTATCGACTACAAAAGAAATGGAAGATACAGCCGCTGGTAAAGAAACAAGAGATATGACAAGAAGTCAAATTGTCAAATCAACATTTAGAGTATTAACATTGAAACTTGGTAGAGCAAATATACCAATGATTATGACTAACCACACGTATGACGTTATAGGTTCAATGTTCCCTCAAAAAGAAATGGGCGGTGGAAGTGGTTTAAAATACGCTGCCTCATCAATCATCTATCTCAGCAAAAGAAAAGACAAAGAAGGCACTGAGGTTATTGGAAACATTATACATTGTAAAAATTTTAAATCTAGGTTAACAAAAGAGAACGCAATGATAGATGTCAAACTTACTTACAAAACAGGTTTAGACAAATATTATGGTCTTATAGAACTCGGTGAAGAAGCTGGTGTCTTTAAGAAAGTATCTACAAGATATGAAATGCCAGA